TGACTGTATCATTCGTACACGTAACTGTAAGACAGGTAAGGTCAAGGAATACTCCTATCAAATACCGAAGTACGCAAAGAGAAAACTAAAGAAGATTATTCAAAACCAAGAAGAAGAGCTTATTTTGTGTACTCATGACCACATACAACACTTGAAACCAGAAAAATACATTACGGAAAATGATAAAAAGAATTTCTATTCCCAGTGATGACGTCTACACTTATGAAAAACAGGCGTTAGATATGCTTAAACCAAGCCACCCTCATTATAGTGAGGTATATAAGCACCTATATGACCAAGTACGAGACCAGTTAAATGACATATGTTACACCAGAGCAGATAGACCAACAGATACAGTTGGAGAGGACACAGATCAGTCAAGGTCTGAAGAGACTTAGAGATCAGACTCTTAAATTAGAACAACAGAACTATTCGTCTGCTAGTGTATATGGTATAGCTTCAATAGAAACTTTACTACCACTCGTAGTTGATAAGATTATAACTACTAATACAAAGATACATCAAGGTAAATATGGTGCTGCATTTAAGGACATACATATCTATCTTGCTACAATCGAACCACTTGCCGCAGCTAGTATCGCATGTAAGATTACATTTGATAAGGTCTTTGGATACAAGGAAGGTTGTAATATAGCAACTAATGTATGCGAAGCTATTGGCAGATCTATCGAAGACGAGTGTACCATGAGACATTATGAAAGTAATGCTCCTGCACTACTCAAAACTCTTAAGGATAACTACTGGCATAGAGCTATAGGTACACAACAGAAACTTACTGTTATCAGGACATTGATGAACAGATATAAAGTATCACCTTGGACACCTTGGAGTAGATCTATACGTATCAAGCTAGGTGGTTGGTTACTTGACTGTATTATGCAAGCTAGTGGTTGGTTTTACAAGCAAAGACTGCGTACTGGTCGTAAGACTACAGTATTTATTGCACCTACTGCTGAGTTCATGGATATCAAAGATCAAGTCATGGCAAATGCGGAAATATTTAGTCCACTTGCATGGCCTATGTTGATACCTCCAAAAGACTGGTCTAACACCTCTGCAGGAGGCTACATGCTCAATGAATTGATGCAAGGTCACTCCCTAGTCAGAAGAGGCGATCCCTCCCGTATACAGGGAGAAATACCCATAGCTTTTCTCAACAAAATACAACAGGTAAAATATAGGTTAAACCCTTTCATAGTCAATGTCGCTATGCTGTTAGAAGACAGAGGGATTAGTGTAGGAAAGTTTCTCCCAATCATAAATTACGAGCTGCCACCAAAGCCATACGACATAGCAGACAACAAAGAATCCCGTAAGAGGTATCGTAGGGAAGCGGCAGAAGTAATGAATAAGCGAGCAGCAGAGTTCAAGAGATCCTGCCGCACACGCATGACCATGGAAGCCGTACGTAGATACAAGGATTTAGATTTCTATATACCTTGGTCGTTTGACTATCGTGGTCGTGCGTACCCTATCCCTGCTTTTCTGACACCACAAGACACAGACTTTGGAAAAAGTTTACTACAGTTTGCTGATGAAGCAGATGAGATATCAGAGAAGTGGTTAGCTTTCCAAGTAGCTACCAGTTATGGTCTTGATAAGGCTACTATGGAAGAGAGACTTGAGTGGACTAGAGCTAATGTCTCACTTGTCTCAGCTGTTGCGACTAACCCTGTTGCATTTCTTGCAGAGTGGGAAGCAGCAGAAGAACCTTGGCAGTTTCTAGCTGCCTGTGAGGAATACTATCATTGTTGTGTTAAACTAGATAGAAAGACTACCTCACTACCCGTGGCAACCGACGCTACATGTTCGGGCTTGCAGATACTTGCAGGACTCGCTCGGGATAAGTCCACAGCTATGTTAGTCAATGTAGTCCCTTCTGATCAACCACAAGATGCATACCGAAAAGTGGCAGAGACTGCATTAAATTTAGGTATACCGGCTAACATACATCCTGTCTGGGATCGCAAATGTGTGAAAAGGACAGTGATGACTATACCTTATAATGCAAAGCCTTTCTCTAATAGGTCTTATATTAAAGATGCACTAAGGGAGAAGGGAGTTGAGGTCGATAAAGACGATCTAACGCAGATAGTTAATACTGTACGTCAGGCTATGAACCTTATCGTTCCCGGGCCGATGTCAGTTATGAAATGGATAGAGACTGAGGTTTCACAATCATTAAGACGTGGAGCCAAACATGTGGAGTGGACAACACCTTCTGGGTTTGTCGTTAAGCAACACATTATGAAAAAGAAGGTAGAACGATTAGACTTACAGCTACTTGGTAGATGTCAGTTATCCGTTGCAACCGAGGACAGCGACAGTATTGATCTTACTAGACACAAAGCTGCGACTGCACCCAACCTTATTCATAGTCTCGACGCATCACTCTTACACCTCGCTGTGCGTAGTTTTGATGAACCAATCGCACTAATACATGACAGTGTGTTAAGCAGATGTTGCGACATGGATAAACTATCTGCTATAATAAGGGAGACGTACATGATTCTCTTTGCAGAACATGATTACCTCCGTGACTTTGCCCGACAAATCGGAGCAGAGACAGAACCGCCTATTATTGGCGATTTACAGCCAGAAACTGTTATAGAATCCACTTATTTTTTCTGTTAACATGACAATAGACATTTATAAGGATGCTTTCTTTTCACACAGTCCATTTTCTAGCTTCTTCGCACCTACAGAAATATATGTAGTCGCTAGAGAGGATATAGAGAAAGCAAAACTTGAACAAACAAAGAAACAATTAGAAGCAATTAACAACAGAATTGCATACTACGAAGAACAAAGAACCGAAGTTCAAAAAGAACTTGACCAACTAACCCGCAAAAAGGAGACCGCAACCAATGCCTAAAAACGTCCACGTGACTGACGAGATCAAACTAGAAGGCTTCCAAGCCATACTTGAACCGGGTAAATTCGGTTACTCTTTATCAGCTGTCGTTGATGAAAGTGTAATTGATGCACTCGAGACCGAAAGAACAGCTTTGCTCGGATGGGCAGAGTCTAAACTTAAGAATCCAAAGAGAGCCACCTTAAAACCTACACCATGGGAGGAGGTAGCAGATGGAAAATATAAAATTAAATTCTCATGGGGAGAAGACAGGAGACCGGGCGTTGTCGATACAGAAGGCACACCAGTCACCGATAAAAAGACACCACTATATGGTGGATCAACAGTTAAACTTGGTTTCTTTCAGAAGCCGTACATACTCAGGGATGGCGTTACCTACGGAAGTAGCCTTAAGCTGCTTGGCGTACAAGTTGTTGCTGTAGGAGAAGGTGCTGCTGTAGACACAGATAGCATGGACGAAGCAGATGTTGCCGATATGTTCGGTAAGACTGATGGCTTTGTCGCCACAGCTACTGGTAGAAATCCCGAAACTGAAACAATAAATGAGCAAGAAGAAGAAGACTTTTAGGTCTAAGCTCGAAGAAAGCGTCGCAGATATACTAGATAAGGTGGGTGTTAAGTATGAATATGAGACTCATAAGGTAGCATATACCATACAACACCACTATAATCCTGACTTTGTGTTAGTTAATGGTGTAATGCTAGAGACTAAAGGATACTGGGACGCTGCTGATAGACGTAAGATCAAGTCAGTCGTGAAAGATAACCCTGATATTGACTTACGCATGGTATTTCAAGCTCCTTTTAATAAGATCAGTAAGAAATCCAAAACTACTTATGCCCAATGGTGTGAGAAACACGGCATTAAATGGGCATCAGCACACGCAATCCCCATAGATTGGTTAATATAATGAATGAAAGCGAATTTGTGGCACACGAACCTTGCGAAAACTGTGGTTCATCAGATGCTAACTCAGTTTACTCTGATGGTCACAAGTTTTGCTTTTCGTGTAACACCTATACTCCAGCTGAAGACTGGACACACACCCATACACGAATGACAAATGACAGTAAAACAAAAGCTCGATTCCTCGGAGAAGCAGAAGCCCTTAAAAAGCGAAGAATCAGCGAAGCAACCAACAACTTCTACAGAATCTACAGATATGGTAACACCTTACGTTTCCCATATTATGGAGATGATGGCACAGTTGCTGGCTTTAAAATCAAGACTAAATCAAAAGACTTCCATTACGAAGGACAATCTACAACAACGCTTTTTGGTCAACACTTATTTCCTACAGCTGGCAAGCGAATTGTTATCACTGAAGGAGAATTAGATGCAGCCAGTTGTTACGAGGTTATGTCAGGTTGGCCGATGGTCAGCTTACCTCATGGTGCGGCAAGTGCCAAAAAAGACTTACAAAGACAAATCCCATTCTTACAGGGATACCAAGAAATCGTCCTCTTCTTCGACAACGATGACGCAGGGCGTGAGGCCATTGAATCTGCCTCGGGAATACTCCCCTCCGGTCGTGTTAAGATTGCTCGACTCGAAAATTACAAAGATGCAAGCGATGCTCTCCAAGCTAACGACCCTGATGCGATAAGGAGAGCAATATGGGACGCCAAACCTTACAGGCCAGACGGCATCGTAGATGGCAAGAACCTACTACAATTAGTTACTGAACCAGATGCAGACTCTAAGTACTTATATGAGTATGAAGGATTAAATGAGAAGCTACATGGTATCAGATACGGAGAACTAATCACAATCACTGCCGGAACTGGTAGTGGTAAGACTTCATTTGTCAGGGACTTAGCTGCTCACTTATGCGACTTAGGTGAGACAGTAGGTATATTAGAATTGGAGTCTAATAATAAAAGGACAGCTCTCGGCTTAATGTCAGCAGCTGCCGGTAAAGCTTACCATATTGGTGAGCATGATGAAAAAGAATTAACGGAGGCTTTCAATGCTACGCTTAATAATTGGAACGTCTATCTTTTTGATGGCTTTGGAAGTTTTGACCCAGATGTTATTTACAACAGGATCGAATACCTTGCCAGTGGATTGGAATGCCGTGTTATATTCCTAGACCACTTAAGTATATTACTATCAGGACTTGATGGTGATGAAAGAAGAATGATAGATTCCACCATGACTAGATTGAGAAGCTTAGTCGAAAGAACAGGTATCACATTATTTTTAGTATCACACTTAAGGAGGAGCAATAGTGACAATAATTCGCACGAGGAAGGAGGACGTGTATCCCTCGGACAATTACGAGGATCTCATTCGATCTCTCAAATCAGCGATTGCGTCATCGCTTTGGAACGAGACCAACAGAGCGAAGATAACAACAACATTACAACTGTTAGAGTTCTTAAAAACAGATATTCAGGCGAAGTTGGAGTCGCTACCAGATTAACTTATGACCTATCTACCTGTCAATTTTACGAGGCAAAAGATGAAACTGAAACAACACCAATTTTCGACGCAAGCACAGAGTTCTGACTTGCAGAGACCAAACCCACCCACCAAGCAACAGAAGAGAAGTGCCAAATTTAGAGACAAAACCTACTACCCTCCTGTTCGACATAGAGACGACACCTCTAAACGCAGAGAGGACTGAAATACACTGCATTGTTGTCTTAGATTATGAGACAGGTGAGACTGAGAGATTCAATGACACCGGACAAGCAATGCCGATAACCAATGCTGTTACATCCCTCATGGATGCTGACACCATCATTGGACAT